CCTCAGTTACCTAAAGATACAGTAGAGCCTATAATTATTACAGGGTTTGAAGCATTAGGTAGAGGTAATGATGCTAATAAACTAGCTACATTCCTACAGACTGCATCTCAGATACTAGGGCCGGAAGCTGTAATAGGACACACAAATGTCAGTGATGCCCTTAAGAGGTTAGGAACTGGTTTTGGTATTGACATGAAGGGGTTAATTAAATCACAAGAACAAGTCCAACAAGAACAACAACAAGCCCAACAAGCACAGATGCAAGCAGAGATGGCGAAGGCTGCTACTCCTAATGCAGTGTCTCAAGGGGGCGAAATNATGAGGGAGCAAATGAATGGCAACCAAAGACAAGAAGCCTGAACGAAACGTAGTTTCTAAGGCTGAACTAAAGGAAGTAGTAAAAGAGCGCGATAAGATTCTTGAACAAAAGGAAAAACAGGTAGGAACATCTGGTGGGATGCCATCAACCTACACAAAGATCAAGCTCAGTAGTGGTGCAATTTTAGAAACATTTGGTGAGGGTTATGGCAGAGCAACTAACAGTAAGTAGTGAAAACCCTGATATGTCAGCAGCAGAGGAAGCTCACAATCAGGAGATGTTGGAAAAAGTTGGAGAAGTAGAACACGGAATAGATGGGGTTCAGCCTACAGAACAACCAGAAGATAAGTTTGGTGGTGACTATGAGAAACTTAAAAAGAGTTATGAAGAACTAGAAAGAAAGTTCCATGAACCCGAAGTTGAGTTTGAAGAATCAGAATCAGACTTAAGTATTCCAGAACAAGGTGAGACTCCATTTGATATGGAAGCACTGACTCAAGAATATGCTGAAACTGGTGGACTAACTGATGCAAGCTATAAAACATTAGCTGATGCAGGTATAAGTAGAGACTATGCAGACACATATATTGCCGGAGTAAAAGCCTTAGGTGAACAAATAGGTAATCAAGTCATGTCTTCTGTAGGTGGTCAAGATGAATATTCCACTATGGTAGAATGGGCTAAGACTAATTATAATGAACAACAAATAGAAGCATACGATAATGCTGTTAATAGTGGAGATGTTAACTCTGCTATGTTGGCAGCTAAAGGACTTATGGCAGACTATCAGGGATCAACTGGTAAAGAAGGTACTACTTATGGAGGTGAGTCTCCTACTGGTGATACTTCTGGTAATGTATTTAGAAGTAATGCCGAAGTGGTACAGGCTATGAGAGACCCACGATACGAAAGCGACATGGCATATCGTCAGGATGTGCTAGATAAACTAGATAGATCAGAGATATTTTCTACTGGTACTATCTAACTTCACAGCGAACAAGTAACTTAAAGACCTACTGCGGTAGACAATCTTTTAGCGAAACGCAACTAACTTAAAGATGAAAAGGAGATTGCTATGGGTGTAACAGCTACAACCGCACCAGTAGTAACAATGACTCGTTCAGGTCAAGCGAACTCCACAGGATCATCAACTGCGTTATTTCTAAAAGTATATGCAGGTGAAGTCCTCACAGCGTTTGAGCAAGCGAGTGTAACAATGGACAAGCACGTTGTCCGATCNATTAACTCAGGTATTAGTGCTCAGTTTCCTCTAGTTTGGAAAACTGCTAGTACCGAATATGCTTACATCAATGCTAGTGGTAACACTGGTACAACTTCTAACAAGTTGGATGGTACGGCTATCAACAAGAACGAGAAGGTTATCTCGATTGACGGCTTGTTAATCGCGGATCACTTTGTCAACAATCTTGATGAAGCTATGAACCATTATGATGTACGATCCATTTATGCTAAAGAGGCAGGTATCGCTCTTGGTACTCAATGGGATAAGAACATTCTACAACAGGGTGTTCTTGGTGCTCGATCCTCTACGCTCGTAACGAGTGGTAATGGTGGATCAGTTCTAACGGCTGCAGGGTATGGTACTACTGGTTCTACCCTAGCTGCAGGTATGTTTGATGCAGCTCAGAAGTTAGACGAAAACAATGTACCTGAAAATGACAGGTATATGTTTGTTAAACCGGCTCAGTATTATCTGATGGCCGAAACTACTAACGTAATCAACCGGGATTGGGGTGGAGCAGGAACGTATGCAGAAGGTACGGTCTTGAAGGTTGCAGGTATTAACATTGTTAAGACCAACAACTTGCCTACTACCAACATCACTGGTGGAACTGTTACCACACATGAAGGTAACTTCTCTACTACGGTTGGACTTGTTATGCACAAGTCTTCAGTTGCTACAGTTAAATTAATTAACTTGGCAGTTGAGACAGAGTATGACATCAAGCTTCAAGGTTGGTGGATCGTAGCGAAGTATGCTATGGGTCACGGTTTCATTAGACCTGAAGGTTGTGTTGAGCTTAAAACCTCATAACACTGTGGGGGTTAGTGTAAAAGCTAGCCCCCTTTTTTTAATTTAGGAGACAACAATGGTTGATACATCACGCACAGTTGCGGATTTAACAACTAACTTATTTCAGAATGGTCAAGCAGCAGGGTCTATAACACCCCAAGACTTGCGTGATTTTATTGAGACTACTCAAACTAAACAAGGCAGTATCTATGTATCAACACCGGCAACTTCAAGTATAGCCTCAGCAGGTACTTACATTGAAGGGAGTGGAACTTATACTTTAAGTACAGCTCCTACTGCTAATGAGTTTGATATGAATACTAATGCAAGACTTAGGTATACTGGTACACCTACGGTTAATTGTATGTTCATGGCAACTGCTTCATTAGAGATAGACACATCAGCAGTTAATAAAGAGTTTGCTATTGCTTTACATAAGAATGGATCACTAATAGTAGGAACAAATATAGTTGGATTTTCACCTGCTACTACAGTTAATTCAGTTAATCTAACTACAATAGGATATGCTTCTATGGCAACAAATGATTACATTTCTATATTTGTAGCTAACATAGATAGTACTGATAATTTAACTTTAAGAAAAGCTCAATTAATGGGCATGAGTTTGGTGACTTAAATGGCCTTCATATCAACTACTCCCATCACAGAATTAGAAGCAATCAATATGCTATTAGCTGCTATAGGTGAAGCAGCAGTATCTAGTTTAGAAACCGCTACTACTGTAGAAGTAACTCAAGCTAAGAATTTACTTTCAAATATTAATAGAGAAGTACAGCAAAAAGGTTGGCATTTTAATACTGAGTGGGATGTAATATTAACAAGAGATTCAGATAATAGAATTCCTCTAGGAACATCAGTTCTTTCAGTATATGTAGAGAACAAGTTGACTACAATCAGGGGTATTACAGGTCAGATGTATCTGTATGATTTAGATGATAATACATTTACTTGGACATCCAACTTAACTGATGCAGTAACAATTACATTACTAGATTTTCAGAATACACCACAAACTTTAAGACAATATGTAACAGCTAAAGCTGCTAGAATTTTTCAAGAAGAAGTAATAGGACAAACCTCAGCAGAACAAATTAATAGAATAGAAGAGTCTGAAGCTTATGCTGATTTATTAGATGATGAAGCAGAACGAGCTGGATATAACGTAGGGTATGGTACATTAGATATGATTAATACTAATAAGACCTATAGGAAGTTATGGTAGATGCCACTTATTACAGAACAAATAAGCAATTTAATAAATGGAGTTTCACAACAACCACCTAGTTTAAGACTAGCATCACAAGCAGAAATTCAAGAAAACGGATTGTCTACCGTAGCAGAAGGAGTTAAGAAAAGACCCCCTCTTGAATATATTAAAAAAATATCTACCGCTACAGACACAGATTCATATATACATTATATTAATAGGGATGAAACAGAACAATATGTAGTTAATGTAAGCTCTGATCAGTTTGATAGTGCTTTTTCTAGTGATTTTACTCAGGCTAATTTAACAATTACTGACCTAGGGGGTGATCTTAAATCTATCTCAGGCTTTACAGGGGATAATAAAACTTATCTAACTACTACCAATGCAAGAGATAACTTACATTTATTCTCTATAGCTGATACAACTTTTATAGTAAACAAAAATAAGACGGCTGCCAAAAGTGGAACACTAGGAACTGCTAGAAATCCTGAAGGACTGATATTTCTTAAACAAGCTTCAAATGCACCAACAATGACTGTATTTGTAGATGGAGTACAAGTGTCTGCTGTTACTTCAAGTAATGATGCAGCAACACAGATTGATGATATAGCTAGTGATCTCACTAGTGCTATCGGTTCTACTTTTACTATTACTAAATTTGGTAGTAGTAACGTACATATTACTAGACAAAACGGTGCGGATTTTACGCTTCATGTTAATGCTCCCGAAACTAACCTAATAGCTATTAAAGATGAAGTAGTAGATTTTACTGACTTACCTTCAAGAACTAAAGATGGGTTTACTATTAGAATCACAGGTGAACCTAATAGTGGTACTGATGATTATTGGATTAAACATACCAATTCTTCTGATGCAGATGTAGGAGCTTGGAGTGAAACAGTAGAACCAGGATTAGCTAATACTATTGATCCTGCTACTATGCCCCTTCAATTAGTAAGAACAGGTACAAACACTTTTACATTAAGTCAGATTACTTGGATTCAAAGAGTAGCAGGAGATGAAACTACAGCTCCTGACCCAAGTTTTATAGGACAAAAAATAAATGATATGTTCTTTCATAAGAACAGATTAGGATTCTTAGCTAATGAAAACATTATATTGTCTGAGTTGGGAGAACACTATAATTTTTATGCTACAACTGCCACCGACTTACTAGATACAGATGTAATAGATTTAGCATCACCCTCAAATCAAATAAGTATTTTATATCATGCTATTCCATATAATGAAGACCTCCTTATCTTTAGTGACCTTACTCAGTTTAAGTTATCAGAATTTGCAGCAGGTGGACTCACACCTACAAACGCTAAACTATCATTAGTAACTTCTTATGAACATGATAAGACCGTTAAACCTATTGTCAATGGAAGGAAGGTATATTTTTCTGATGAAAATGATGGTTTTTCTACTATTAGAGAATTTGGAGTTATTGAAGATTTACAGGAAGAAACTGCTGAGAATATAACATCTCATATTCCAAGTTATATTAATGGCAGAGGGTTTAGCATCATTCCACATGATGAGTTTTTGTTTGTATTGTCTGATGAAACGACTAATGAAATATTTGTATATAAATATTTATTTCAAGATGGAGCTAAGAAATTAAGCTCATGGTCTAAGTGGAAATTTAAATCAGAAGAACAAGTTATAGGATTACAAGTTATAGATTATATAGCTTATTTTGTTATAGTCAGACCGGATGGAACTTATCTGGATAAAATGTCATTACAAGATGGAAACCTAGTAGGACTCACAGAGTCCGATACTCAGCTTTCTTTTAAACCCCATTTAGATAGACTTAATGCAGTACAAGGATCATACAATGCAGGAACGGATATAACTACTTGGACAATTCCATATCCTGATGATTTTGATTCTACTTTTAGATTAATCTATGGTGCAGAATGGACAGGTAAAGCAGGTGGTCAAGTACAAGGAGTAACTCAAACTTCTCCAACAACTTTTACTGCTTCTGGTGATTTTTCAACTTATCCATTATGGATAGGTAAAGAGTATAGGTTCTTATATGAGTTTACTGAACCTACAATTAAAACAGAAGTGTCTGGTAGACTTAGTTCTCTTGCAGGTGGTATACTAAAAATAAGAAAATTTAATATAGATTATTTTAAAACTGGTTTTTTTAAAATGCAAGTTACAGCTCCAGGAAGAGATGCTCTTAGTCATGTTTTTACTGGTAG